GGTGGCTCCGCAAGTCAGCGTCTGACAGGCACAGTGATGCTTGTCCCATCCACAGTCATTACAGTTGTCATTGGTGGCGCTGGTGCTGGCTCAGGTGGCGGATATTACGGCGGCAGCGGCGCTGGTGGCTATGCGCGTCTCCAAGTTGGCAACACTGTTGGCACCTACACGTCTGGCACCCACATATTTACAGTCCCATAACGTAAACAGGAGTAGGCCATGCCTAACCTACCAATCCGTGGCCTAGGCTCCGTTGGCGTGGTCACTGACGTTGACCCTTTTAACCTTCCAATCAATGCGTTTACTCGCGCCAAGAACGTCAGGTTCAAGGAGGGTAAAATCTCTTCTGGACCCGTGTATCGAACGATTGCAAGCAGCATACCGTGGAAACCGAAGTTCACATACGGACTTACGGCACTCACTGGATACGATACGGTTTTGGTGGTGGATGATACCATGACCATACGCGAGTTCTCTAATGGTGTGTTTACAACTGTATATACAGGTTCCAGTCAATCGGACTCCCGCGAACTCACTGGCACCATGTTGGCTGATGTTGAGTATATCAACAGGTCCGACCTGCACCCAAAGTCCCGTGTTAGTAGTTCAGGAACCTTCAACGACCTTCCGAACTGGCCCGTCAATATGACGACTACTTCGCTACGGTCCTACGGGGACTTCTTGCTTGCGCTGGGAACTGTAGAGAGCGGCACTACATACCCTAACAGGGTCCGATTCTCGACGCCTGCATTGGCAAACCAAGTCCCATCAACTTGGGATGAAACAGACCTTACAGCGTCTGCGGGTTTCAATGACATCGTGCAGATGAAAACTCCGATTATGGATGGTGCAACTCTCGGCTCCAATTTCCTTGTGTATTCACAGGATCAGGTCTGGATGATGGAGTTTGTGGGTGGCTCATTCATCTTCAACTTCCGCAAGATATTTGACGACTGTGGTGTGATTAACCAGAACTGCATCGTAGAGGTGGACAGTAAGCACTTTGTGTTTGATCGTGACGACATCTACATGACAGATGGTAACTCAAAGCAATCTATCTGTGACGGGCGTGTCCGCGAATATATCTTTGGCGGCATTGACTACCGTAAGTCGGACAGTTGCTTTGTCCTACACAACACCGCTCTGGAAGAGGTTTACTTCTGTTACCACAGTGGTGACGATATGGTTTTGTATCCTGATGTGGATAACTGTAACCGTGCGGCGGTCTATAACTACCGTGAAGACACTTGGTCGTTCCAAGACCTCCCCAATGCTGTTTCTGGAACCACGGCAAATGTGAACTCCGTCATTTCGTATCAGGACGCCAATCAGACCTATGCGTCTGTCGGCGGTTCCTACCATGACCAAGAGAGTCAGTATGCACGGACACCTGTTATTATCTCTGAGGCCTATGGTAACGTAGGAGACAACAGGTTCTATGGTGTTGACTTGGTGAACGAAGGCACACTGTCTCAGGAAGTTGACCTTGTTGCGTCTGAACCACCACAGATTGAGCGTGTTGGTATTGACCTTGATGAGCAGGGTATCCCACTGTCTGGATACAAGGTTATCTCCAAGATCAACCCCCAGATGTCTACGTCAAACTCAGAGGGTAACTTTAAGTTCACTTTTGGCGCAGCCGAGATACCGACGAAAGCACCAAACTATGGTCCAGAAGTGGCCTTTGATGCTCTTGCAGACTACAAGGTAGATACCCGTATGTCTGGACGTTATCTCTCATACAAAATGACAAGTAGCACACTAAAAGACTTTGCCTTCTCTGGCATGGATGTGGAGGTGGTGGTTACTGGTCGCAGGTGATCAATATGCCACTTTCAGATAAATTCTATGTTCTGGTGTCGCGCTATGTGCGCCGCCAGACACCAAAGATTGGTGCAGATAACTTGGGTCCATATGTCCAAGATGAACTGCGAGAAATTGAGTCTGCAATTCGTGTCCTAACAGAAGCAAGCGTTCAGGCCTCAGAAAGAGAGCCTGAAGCGGCTCGCGTTGGGATGATTAGATACGCGGTTCAACCGTGGAACCCACTTGGGAACGGCTTTGAAGGCCTTGTCGTCTACAACGGGACGACTTGGGTCGCCGTATAACCAACAAGAAGGATAAAGATATGTGGGGCGCAATTATCGGCGGCGCTATGGGCCTTTTGGGCGCAAACAAGCAAGCCAAAGCACAAGACGCAGCAACAGCAGCCCAAATGGCGGGCTTCAAACAGTATCAGCCGTATGTGGATGCTAACCTATCAGGATCACAGGCGGCACTTACTGGTATTCTCAATACTGGGGCATACACAGGTCAGACCTATGCTGGCCCTAATGCCTTCCAGACTGGCA